AATGGGGTTCGATAGAGCAAGTATTCTTGAGGACGCATTCCTACTACTCACATTTGATTGCCGTGATTCTGTTTTGTACGAAGCGCATATGTGGGGGAAACTAAACGAGTCAGACGTCCCATTGGTAACACTGCATTTCAAACCAAAGCCAGAAGACTTTAAAAACGTCCCCCCTGTAACGGAAGAACACAACCCGAAAGGCAAGCGCGTCGAAGACTTAGTGTTAGTCTCTATGCCACCAGCACTTCCACAACATATGAAGGATAAGATTGTTAAAACACTTATTCCAATTATGAAGATTGTTGCGTTGTATATCCCGTGTGCAAGCGAGGGGCTACTGCAAGGTGAGGAACTTGATTACTACCGCCCTACGGCGCTAGGCAATAACGCCAAGCGTATTCGTAAGGGTAAATCACCGCTATTTGAGTGGCGCACAGTCACTCTAGAGCGCAAGCGACATGGTTTGCCATCTGCCCCGAAAGGAGGAACACACGCAAGCCCACGACTGCATCAGCGCAGAGGGCATTGGTCAGTAAGCAAACTCGGCAAGAAGTATTGGAGACGAGAGACTGTTGTTGGCAACCCCGACAACGGCATGTTATTTCACGACTACACAAACAAGGAGAACCAAGATGCCAGACATTAAAACGGCACTAAACACAGCCCTTGAAAACGGGCGCAGACAGTTCTTATCTCAGACACTAAACAACTGGGAACAAGACGAGAAGAAACAAATTACACAACAACAGGAGAAGCCTATGGGCAAACAGCTATTTAGAACCACGAATAACGTGACACGCGAGACTTTCAACTACATCAAGAACAACCCCAACAAGACCACACCAGAGGTGTGCGAGGCACTAGAGAAGCGCGGGTTCAAGGAGAGTTCAGTTAACTCCATCTGCGCTCAGTTATCCAAGCAAGGGCAAGTGGTCAAGGACGGGTATACCAAGCGCATGGTGGCGATAGGCAACGAGTATCAACCCTTGAAGTCCGCAGCAGCGTTAAAGGCGCTCAAAGAAGACAAGCACACTCTCAAGGTAGTCAAGCGTAGAGAAGCCTCGCAAGACGCAGGCATTGCCGCTATTGCCCCGCAGGAAAAGGTAGACACATCCCGTTCAACCATAGTACTTACGCGTAACTGGACAGCGCAGGGAGTTGTTGACAAACTATCGGTCATGCAAGCACGCGAGTTGTATGACTTACTTAAGAAAATATTTGGAGGTTAATCATGGATAACAACCAGACAACAGAACTGTTCTCACGCACACTAAAGCGTACAGAAACATACATGACCATCGAGGGTCCTTACAAGGCGGACAGCGATGTGCCCATCTTGGCAGCCATCGCCACAATCTTGTGCGTTGTGTCTGTATTTATATGGGGGTGGTTATGAAGATGAAGATCGAACTTGAATCCCAAGAAGAGCGCGAAGTGTTTGAGCGTATGCCACAACACCCATCAAGAGAGCAACTAATGGCAGAGGTCGCTGTGCTAACTGAGTTGGTGCGTGTCTTGTCCAACAGAGTTAAAGAGTTGGAGGGCAAGCATGACTGAAGAAGACGATGACATCCAAGACTACAAGAAACCTTGGGTTGGGTTGACGGATGAGGAAATATCTGAACTGATACGAGCAACACATAACACTGGAAGTTTTGTCCGAGCCATTGAACAAGCCTTAAAGGATAAAAACACATGACTAAACGAGAAACAATTATTGCTTTCATCAAAGATATGTTGCGACCGAAGACGCTACAAGAAATCATTGATATAGAGATGCGTGAGGCAACTATATCCAAGATGCAAGCGGAGAAGTCGCTTGAGTATGCAATGAGCGTTGTTGACTACAACCGCCAACGCATTCGTAGATTGCAAGAGAAACTTTTAGAAATAGGAGAACAAGATGCTTGAAACAATCGCGTGGGCAGTTATGTTAATGGTCATCGGGGGCGCAGTCGTAGTGATTGTTGCCGTATCAATTTTCATGTTGAGCAAAGACGAATGAAATGTCCCATATGCAGCGCATGGACGCTCGTTAAACAAACAAAGAAATCGCCCACATTTGGGTATACCAGAAGGAGAGAGTGTGCCAACGAACACAGATTCACCACCAAAGAAGTCATTGTCCCGCAAGAGGCAATTGATGAAGAACGCAGAACTAATATCGCAAATAACCTTGAACGACTGGAATCCATTCGAGCGAGTAAACCCAAAGCTGTTAGAAAAAGTAACGCAAAAATCTACTAAACAACGCATCAACAATCAAGGAGAAGCACTACTATGATCCCCAACCACGCACAGATGCACTTACGATTTAACGGCACGACAGCCGACGATATACAAGTAAGTGGTAATCACTATAAAGATATGCCCATCCAGCCTTGGCATGTGATGGAGTCAGTCTTAACCCGCGAAGAATTCATCGGGTTCCTCAAGGGTAACGTCATCAAGTACAGTTTAAGAGCAGGGCGCAAAGAAGGCAGTGATGACGCTGGCAAGGCTCGGCATTACATGCAGAAGTTAAAAGAAGTTTCGGGATAGGGGACATAAAAAACTTGAACTGGTAAGCCTAGTAGATGCGACCCAGTTCAAGGCGATGCAAGTGTCCCTATCCTCCAAACCCTTCATTTGCATTGCGGTTTTGATGACCACGAATACCGAGAGGGCGTGGAATCTACTTTACCCTCTCGCCTAACAACCAAAGGAAAAACATGGCGACCCCAGAGAAACGAGTTAAAGAGACAGTCAAGAAGACACTTGACTCTATGGGCATCTGGCACTTCTCGCCTTACCAAGCGGGCATGGGGCGTGCCGGTATCCCTGACATCATTGCTTGCTACCGAGGTCTATTTGTAGGCATCGAGTGCAAGGCAGGTAAAGGTAAGACAACCGCCCTACAAGAGCGGGAGATAGACGCAATACGCAAAGCCAAGGGGCTGGCGTTTGTAATCAACGAAGACAACATGCACAACATAAAGGAGTTACTTGAATGGAACAAAGACGAACACTAGGACAAACCAAAGAAGCCTTGGAGTTCATGGAGAAACTTGACCAACTGACAGGGGAGAAGCGCGACCACTTGCGCCTAATCTTCAAGGGCTTGGTCGACTGTTGCTTGGACGACAAAATGCACGGGGTCGTGGTACTGGGGCACGAAGACCACCACGCAAACGTCTTCACATTGAACTGCAACGAAATGGAAGCCGCGTTCATACTGAGCCAAGTCACGGGCAGTTTTAACGACAAGAACATGGAAGATGCGCCAGCCAAGGAGATGTTTAATTGAAACCGTTTGATCAAATACTAACGATTGATTTCGAAACTAGATGGTCTAAGAAAGACTACACACTATCAAAAATGACAACTGAGGAGTACATCCGTGATAAGAAGTTCACTGCGTTCGGGGCTTGTGTCCATGTATACGGAAGCGGAGACGATATTAGATGGGTTAGTGGAGGAGACCTACCTGAGTTCTTTTCTGGAGTCGACTGGGGGCGAACCGCAGTGCTTGCGCACAACGCACAGTTCGATGTATCCATTATGGAGTGGAGATACAACACCCACCCATGTTTCATCTTCGATACGTTGTCAATGGCGAGAGCTTTACGTGGCGTGGAAGTTGGTAATAGTCTCGCCAAACTCGCATACGATTTTGGACTACCAGCCAAAGGCACGGCCGTTCATTCAACTGATGGAGTTCACGAGTTACACCCCGCGCTCGAAGGAGAACTCGCTGAGTACTGCAAACATGATGTGTTTCTGTGCGAAGAAATATTCAAAAGGCTATCTGTATCCTATCCATCGAAGGAGTTACGACTAATCGACATGACCTTGAAGATGTACACGCAACCCGTGTTAGTCCTTGACCCCAACATGTTGGTCGACGCCATACTAGAAGAGAAGGAGAAGCGTGATGAATTACTACAAAGGCTTGGCGTGGAGGAAACTTCGCTCGCGTCGAATCCAAAGTTTGCAACCTTACTTGAAGCGCTTGGGGTGGCTGTCCCGACCAAGGTCAGTAAAACTACCGGCCAGCAAACACTTGCGCTGGCTAAGAACGATGCAATGTTCCAAGCGTTACTCAACGGTGAACGTGAAGACGTTGCCCTCCTGTGTGAAGCACGCCTTCGGGTTAAATCCACCACCGAGCGTACAAGGGCTCAGAGATTCCTCGACATTAGTCAACGTGGCTCCCTACCAGTACCTCTCTCCTACTACGGTGCGGCGACGGGTCGTTGGACGGCAAGTCGAGGCTCGGCCATCAACATGCAAAACCTCAAGCGCGGCTCGTTCCTACGCAAAGCGGTTATGGCTCCCGAAGGAAATCAATTGGTCGTGGGGGACTTATCTCAGATTGAACCGCGAGTTCTCGCGTGGCTGGCGGATTACTCAGAGATGCTACACATCTTCAAAGCAGGTGGTGACCCTTACGCAGCGTTCGGCGCTCAGATGTTCAACATACCGAACCTCACCAAAGACACTCACCCAGACCTTCGTCAATCTGCAAAGAGTGCTTTGCTTGGATGCGGGTACGGCTTGGGCTGGGCATCGTTCGCTTCGCAACTACTTACGGGATTCCTCGGTGCGCCGCCGGTCAGGTACGACATAGCCTTTGCCAAAAAACTGGGAGTTACTAAAGAGCACGTCGAGCGCTTCTTAGAGTGGGACGACAACGTCATCAAGATGC